CACTGGTCGCCGTCGTAGTAGTCGGCGTCGATGGACATCTGCAGGCGGTTCTCGGCCTGGATCTCGCGCTCACGGTAGTACCAGCTCAGGAGCTTGCGCAGGGTCTTGCGGGCCTCGGGCTGGTCCAGAGGGTGCGGCGGCGCCTCCTCGACGGCGTCGAACTCCAGCGGCACATCGTTCAGGATGCGCTCGCCCACGCCCGCGCGGCGGTTGAAGCGGGCCTCAAGCTGGGACATATTCGGCCCCCAGGTCCGGGATGGTCAGCGCCTCGGCCGCGATTTCCTTGCCATCGGACTTGACCACCAGGGTGCCGAACTCCTGGCCTGGGCGCTGCCATGTGGGCTCGCTGGGCATGCTCACCAGGTCGGGCAGGCCCTCGTTGACGATGGTGGCCACGCGCACCCAGTTCGGCCGGTTGGGCTCGATGCCCAGCACCTCGCAGGCCTTGACGCAGGCGCGGGCCAGGTAGGCCGGGTCATCGTAGAGATAGGCCGCGCTCTCCATCACCACGTACCACGGGGCTTTGGGGCGGTAGGCCGGGATCATGACCAGCGCGCGCTCGGCGTTGATCCAGGTGTAGACGGCCAGCAAATCCCCATGCTGGCGGTGAAGGTGCGCTTTGCGCAGGTCGATACATGCAGGCATGCCCGCGAAAGTGGCAGGCTTGGTACGGGATCACCGCGCCATGCCGCCTCCGCGCGGCTTCCTGGGCTTGGCGCCCTGGGTGTCGTTGTCCATCAGCGGCAGGGCCATGTTGATGTAGCGCCACACGTCGGCGCCGTGGCTGGCTTCGTCGTGCAGCGGCGCCCCGGGCTCGTTCGTGCGCGGGTCGATCTGGCGCCGATACCGGCTCAGGCACTCCAGCAGTGCGGCGCAGCGCTTCTCATCGATATAGGCGGTGGCGAAGATGCCGCGCGCCAGGCGGATGCCCGACTCCAGGCCCGCGCGCTCCAGCACCTCCACCTCGCGGCCCATGTCTTCCAGGATCTGCTGGGCCGTCTGGCCGGTCTTGAAGTCGCCGTGGGCACCGTCGTGCGGCAGGAAATCCGTGCCCCAGCGGTAGGGCAGCTTTTCCATCTGCTCCACGTACCACTCCAGCGTCTTCTGGTTGTCCTGCATGAAGTTGATGACGCGGAAATCCATGGCTGTGCGCTGCACGAAGGCGATGGCCATGTTGTCGGCCCAGCCCAGGTCCCAGACAGTGTGCACGGGCAGCTTGGGGTTGTAGGGCACCAGGCACACGCGGTCGTCGTTGTACAGGCGCTCCACCTCCTTCGCATAGATCGCGCCGGCCAGTGTGCGCTTGGGGCGGCCCTCCCAGACGTTCCAGTAGGTGTCCACGTCGCGCTTGAAGTGTCGGCGGCGCTCCAGCTCCAGCACCTCCGGAAACCAGGGGTTGTCACGCCAGTTGATCTCACACAGCCAGGTATCGCTGTCGGCAGCGTCGATGAACCGGGCATAGGTGGCGTCCGTGGCCAGGTCCGGGTTCAGCGTGAGCCAGATTTCCGAGCCAGGCCGGCGGATGGTCGGCACCAGGACCTCCCAGCTGCGCGCGCTGACGCTCTGGGCCTCTTCCACCCACACGATGTCGATGGCTTCATAGGACTTGATCGAGTCCACCGTGTGGCTCTGCAGGCCTGCGAACAGGATCAGCGTGCCGTTGGCGCCGCGGATCTCCGTGTCCAGCACCTCGTAGAAGCCGCCCAGACCCAGGGCCGCAATCTGGTCGGACAGCAGGCGGTGCACCGAGTCCCGCATGGACTTCTGGATCTCGCGCGCGCACAGGATGCGCAGGGGGCGGTTGCTGCCCATCACCAGCAGGGCCATGGCCACAGACCAAGACTTGGCGCCGCCGCGCCCGCCGTACATGACTTTGAAGCGCTTAGGCTGGAACAGGCCGCGCAGCTTCGAGGGGAACTCGACTCGCACGCGCGAGCGGTCTACCTCGTAGTCCTCGGCAAAGTCCGGCTCCAGGTCCTCGCCGGCCAGGGCCGCGTCCAGGGACAGCGCGAGGGCCGTGGGCCGCGTGCTGGGTGGCGTCAGCTTCATGCGCCCTCCCCGTCACGGGGATCGTGCTCACGCGCTGGAGCATCAACGAAGTGCAGCTCGAAGTGGCCCACGTTGCCGCCGCCGTTCGGCCCCTTGCCCGCGTCCTTGTCGTTCATCCCGAAGGCCTGCCGCTCCATGTCCACCACGATGCGCAGGCTCTCGGCCAGCACCTTCATGGTCTTGGAGCGCTCCGGCAGGCTGATGACCTTCTGGTAGAGGTCGTTCAGCTTGTCCATGCCGTTGTCGTCGGGCGCGCGCAGCATCTCGCCCAGCTCCTGCAGGTAGGCCACCGTGTCCGCGTCTGCCATCTGCTCCAGCTCATCCAGCAGCGCGTTGGTGATCTTGCGTGCCCGCTGGATGTCCCGCCTGTGCGCCAGCCGGATGGAGGCCACAGCCTGCGCATTCGCGTCCACCACCTCACGTTCGGACGCAGTACGCTCCGCGCGTACCTCGCTGCGTACCGCCTCTTTGCGTACCAGCTGCTCTGCCTTCTCCTGGATGCGCTCCGACAGGTCACGGCTCCAGTCGTCACGCTTGGCCCGCTTGCGGATCGCCCCCTCGCTGATGCCCTGCTCCGCTGCGATCTGCCTCAGGCTCTTGATGCCAGCCCTGTAGTCCAGCTCGATGCGCTCCCACTGCGGGGCCTGCTTTTGTTCCTTGCTCATCCTCCCGAAGCTGGCAGGCTTGGGACGGCATTCCGCAAAACAACCCTGAGGAAGCAGCTCTGTCGCAGGGCATACAGGCGTACTGCGCTGAACACGAGTCGTGTGCCGATCCTGGCGCGGAGTCCTGATGACACGTAACATAAAACAAGGCCCGCAATTGCGGGCCCTGCTTCCATCACAGACTAGCTTTTGCGCCTACTGCAGCCTCAAGGGCGCAACGATCGGCGAGGGAAGGCCAATCTGAGCTGCCGTAACGGGCTGCAGCAGCCAGCCGTACTGGCCCCCGGTAGAGGTTCCGCAACTCGAATTGTCAAACCCTGTGATACCTGTCGGCATAACGGCCAGGACCGTTCCGTTGGACTGAGGTGTCGCCGAGGTCACCATGAATGAGCCCAGCGAAAGCGACCATACAACCGTCTTGGCGTAGATGGAGCTTGCCGTCGTGGGACTGCCTGAATTCAAGTAACCTTCACCTGAGCAGTTGCCAGGGCCCGTGCCTTTGTAATAGATCTGAGCGTTGGGAAGCGTCCCATCCCAGGACATCACCATCAGGTGGCCCGTGCTGGTCACGAGAGTGATGTTATTCCGCGCCGCGCTCACCACCTTACCCAGGGTCACATTGTTGGCGTCAACCAAAGTCACGCCACCGCCGGCAGGACCAGCAGGCCCTGTCGCGCCCGTGGCACCGGTCTCGCCTTGAATACCCTGGGGACCCGTCGCACCCACATTGCCCGAAGCTCCTGTGGTGCCGGGGACACCCTGGACGCCTTGTATACCCTGCAAGCCCTGAGGACCCTGCGGACCTATGGCACCGGTATTGCCCGTGGGGCCGGTGGCACCCGTGGCGCCCGTCGCACCTGTTGGGCCTGTCGCTCCTGTCTCACCAGTAGCGCCCGTCTGACCCGTGGCTCCCGTCACGCCCGTGGCGCCTGTCGGCCCCGTTACGCCTGTCGCTCCAGTAACACCTGTCGAGCCCGTGGCTCCCGTCGCCCCTGCGCCTGTAGGACCCACGGGACCGATAGCCCCTGTGGCGCCCGTGGGTCCTGTTGCCCCCGTCGCACCCGTGGCTCCTGCGCCAATGCCTGGAGCGCAATGCACCAGTTGTCCCGTCACGCCATCGACACACAGCAGCTGGCTGCCAGTGGCTGTATCGGCCGGCAAAGCCGGAACCACGACTTCACCTGTGTTCTGTACACGCAGACGCTCGGCCCCTGCCGAATTTTTGATAATGAAATTTCCGCCTGGAGGCATGGTGATGCTGACATCAGCAGCGTGCGCGACAGGCGCGAGGAAGCCAGCGCTCAGGCACAAAGCAAAAATCAGGCGAGAAGGTACGTTGATTTCTTTACGGGACATAGTTCAGCTGCCGTTGAGATAAAAGCACTTGGGCACCCTGCGCCAGACCTACGAGCCCAGGATGAAGAGAGAGAATGAACAGCTCAGAGTGTTGTACGGCTACGACGTTGGCGAGCCAGGGCCAGACCACCAAGCATCAAGCTCATCAACATCAGCCCAT